ATTCATATCTGTAACACTACTAACATCCCAATTTGAAGTGTCAGGATTTGCTGATGATGCACTACGAAACATAGCATACATAGTAGTAACACTACTTAAATTTGGTACATCTGTAGCAGTTGTTAACATATTTGAACAACCAAAAAATGATTCACTAAAACTACTCCAAACAACATCTCCCCACTGCTTTATGTCTGTAATTTTAAGTTTATCCCCTCTATTATTAAAATTAATTCTATTAAACCCATTAATTTCCTTAGCTTTAATTGCTAAATCATATACACCACTACTAGGTAAAGTGATAGTTTGTTGACCACTTAAATCATTGAAAGTAGCTACTTGTGTACCATTTTGTTTTGCAACTACATCGTATTCACCTTGTGCACCAGTAAATTGGAATTGATTATTATTAGAAACTCCTGTATTAGCAGTATCAACTTCTATGATAAATGGTACACTTGTAACTCCACCGATAACTCCACCATCGGTTATAATCCAATTATATGTATTTGTTAGTATATCTCTTCCAGCTTGTCCTGATTCAAAGTACTGTGTACTTCCTGCACTAAATTCAACGTTTTGTTGTAATGTTAATAATGACCAATTCTCATAACAGGCTGTTAGGTTTTCGACTGATAAATTTGAATTTTCAAGCATAAAATCCATAGCAGTAACACTACTAACATCCCAATTTCTCATATCTGGATTTGCTGATGATGCATTATAAAACATACTATCCATATCAGTAACACTACTCACATCCCAATTTGTAGTGTCTGGATTTGCTAATGTTGCATTAAAAAACATACTTTGCATATCAGTTACATTACTTACATCCCAATTTATTGTGTCTGGATTTGCTGATGATGCATTATAAAACATATACTGCATATTCGTAACACTACTAACATTCCAATTTGTAGTGTCTGGGTTTGCTGATGATGCACCTTGAAACATACTACTCATATTAGTAACACTAGAAACATCCCAATTTGTTGTATCTGGATTCGCCGATGATGCATTAGAAAACATAGCATACATATTCGTAACATTACTTACATTCCAATTTGTTGTATCTGGATTTGCTGATGTTGCATTAGAAAACATAAAATACATATTAGTAACACTACTAACATTCCAATTTGTTGTATCTGGATTTGCTGATGTTGCACCTTGAAACATATTACTCATATTGGTAACACTACTAACATCCCAATTTGAAGTATCTGGATTTGCTGATGATGCAATACCAAACATATAATCCATATTAGTAACACTACTTAAATTAGGTATATCAGTAGCAGTTGTTAACATATTTTCACAACCATAAAATGCCCTTTCAAAACTACTCCAAGCAATAGTTCCCCATTGTTTTATATCTGTAATTTTTAATTTATCACCACTACTATTAAATTGTATTCTATTAAATCCATTTGTAGCTTTTGGTGTAATTTCTAAATTATAAACACCACTACTAGGTAAAGTGATAGTCTGTTCACCACTTAAGTCGTTGAAGGTAACTACAACTATATCATTTTGTTTTGCAACTACATCATAGTCTCCTTCTGCACCAGTAAATTGGAATTGATTATTATTAGAAACTCCTGTGTTAGCAGTATCAACTTCTATGATAAATGGTATAAAGGAATTATCAAAAACTACATTCTCACCTAAGTATAGTTTTTTAATTTCTACACCTCCTAAGTATGCTTTATTTATATTTTTATTACCTAATTTTATAGCCATTTTTTAATTAATTTTTTAGTCTGTTATAATATAAAATGTAGTTGATATTGGTGTACCTGCATCATATTCTGCTTGGGTTAATGATACTATATTTGCTACTTTATCACTTCCATTAGGTTCATTTATAGTCTTAGAGTCTATCTTTTGTGATAGTGTATTACCATTATTATCCACCACTACAGTTCCTTTTATAGTACCAACAACATCTAATTTAGTACTTGGACTAGTAGTACCTATACCTACATCTCCTAAATCAGTTAATCTAAAACCTTCTAGGCTATTTGGGCCATAATTAAATCTTATTTTTCCATAAGAACCAAGAGTACTAGGTGTTAAAACCATATTTCCAGTCAGACCATCATAAGGCAAAAAACTAGAGTTATTAGCACCTTCAAAGGCTTTACCACTATCAAGTTTTATGCTTTCGTCAGTATTAAATTGACCTGTTATGTTTAATCCACCTTCTATATTAACAGCAGAAGTACCATTTAATGTTCTTAAATTTATACCACCCGTTTGTGGATTATACATTTCAATAAAATTACTTCTAGAAATTCCTCCAAATATTTTATCTCCTTTATTCTTAAAGTGTAAATTTCCAACTATTCCTACCTCACCATTAAAAACAGGTTGATTAAGAGATGACTTATCATTTAAAACACTCACTAAATCTGTTTGGTCTAGTAATGAACCTTGTATATCTCCCCAAGAAATACCTAATTCATCCACATATGCTAATCCCTTCCATTCAGTTCCGTTATGTATCGTTGGTCTGTTATTATCATCAGAATCGTAAATTAATAATCCTTCTTTACTTGAATTTGTTATACCACTTGTTGTGGTTCTATAAAACCTAACTGCCCCATTCTTATAAATAGTAAACGCATCATCTCTAGAATAGTTTGTGCCATTACCATAGTTAACTAATCTATCAGTATCGTCATTATTAGGTATATAATCGGTACCGTATATACCACCAGAATGTTCACCAAATGCCCTAGCAAAGTTATTATCACCCTCGGCATGGGAACCTCTACCACTAGCTATTGTATCATTACCTTCAGCGTGTGAGTACGTACCAAGAGCTATTGTATCATTACCTTCAGCGTGTGAGTACACACCACTAGCCTCAGTATCATTACCTTCAGCATGAGAACTAACACCACTAGCTATCGTACCATCACCTTCGGCGTGAGATTGAGAACCACTAGCCTCAGTACCTAGCCCTTCAGCATGTGAAATAACACCACTAGCTTCAGTATCACTACCTTCAGCGTGAGAGAAATTACCACTAGCCCTTGTATAACTACCTTCAGCATGTGAAATAACACCACTAGCCCTTGTATAACTACCTTCAGCGTGTGAATATAACTCACTAGCTTCAGTATAATTACCTTCAGCGTGTGAAGCTACTGCACTAGCCTCAGTATCATTACCTTCAGCGTGTGAATATAACCCACTAGCTATCGTACCATCACCTTCAGCGTGTGAAGCTACTTGACTAGCCTCAGTATCATTACCTTCAGCATGTGAAATAACACCACTAGCTTCAGTATAACTACCTTCAGCGTGTGAGTACGCACCACTAGCTATTGTATCAGTACCTTCGGCGTGAGATTGAGAACCACTAGCTATTGTATCTTTACCACCAGCGTATGAATATAACCCACTAGCCGTTGTATTAAAACCTTCAGCAAATGAAAAGGCACCTGTTGCGCCCTTTGTTGTTGATGGGTCATCACTAAAGCTAAAATCTTTTGCATTTTCACCAATACTACCATAGTTACCAGCAACCCTATCTTTTAAGATATAACCAATACCATTACCTTCATCTACAGCTGTTAATTGACCTACATCATTTAAAACTAAACTACTTAAATCTGTTGTAAATGCTGATACGGCATTACTCATATTATAATAAATGGTATTATTATCAAATGTAGTTCCACTTAGGTAACTATCACTCCCCAATGCAGGTTGAATTATAAATGTTTTATTAAATCTTGAATCATTCATAGTTACGTTAATTTTCCATTAATTACGAGTGCTGAACTTGATGATGAATCATCAGTCGTTATTGTCACGTCAATCTTATCGTTAATACCTACATTAATAGGATTAGTTATCTCCAAACCACTAAACACTTCAGTATTATTAACTTCTATTATTACACTAGTCACGTTGGTTAAATTTCGTAAACTAATTAATTGAGAATTGAAATCAGAGTTAAAATCAAATGTTAGTGAACTATTGGGTTTAAAAGTTATATCATATAAAAATGTGTTTTGAGTTACTTGTTTAACCTTAAATCCACTTTTAGTTTTACCTTTTAAAACTTCTTTGAATTTGATGTTAGCTCTATTAATAGTAGGTATTAATTCGAAATCATCTTCATCTAAAATGTAACCTAATATCTTCATCTCAAAACTTTGTACATAAAACCTTCTTTTATCAAAATCACTTTTTTGACTCTCATCCCCTATAGTCTCTAAATGTATTGGCATTGGGTGTCCGTTAACTTTGATGTAAAATTGTCTAGAGTTAAAAGTTTTCTGTATTTTTTTATGAAATTTATTTAAATCTTTCATTCTATTACAAAACAACCTAACCTCATAATTTATATCGATTGAAGTTGGTTGAGGTATTTTATACGTATCAATACCCTTTCTTCCATCTACATTAGTAGGAACCTTCAAATAAGTATATAAATTACGACCTGGTATATTCCAATTACCAGCTTGATTCGTACCCACTTGTAAATTAGGTTCTCTAACTATTGTAATAAAAGGCATTTTAACATTTTTATATTTATCAGAAAAACTCCAAGTCTTACTAAATTCAGCCCATTTTTGTATTGTTAGGAATAAAACAGGTACTTCCTCACCATCAACTTGTAATGATATTTCATCATCAACAAATTCAATAAAAGTTCTATCAATATCCTCAGTCTCTACACCCTTAGGTAGGTACATGCCTTTATAATCAATATCATCTAAATACTCTTGCCTCCTCTCAGGTCCAGTACTTTGTTTAATAATATTAACATTTTTTCTAAATCCTTTTGGTAAACCTGACATTATGTTATTTTATTAAATTTAGTTAAATTATCTTTAGTCATAATTTTATAATATTTATCTTCCGTTAAATTCATCTTCATTGGCTATAGTACACTCAATCATTCTATAAGCGCTTTTATAACCCATTATTGTGTGTTTATTGTCGTAGTTCTTTTCACCAGCGTTAGTTACACTAAAATAAATCATGTCAGTTTCATTAATTGGATAACCTACATAATCACCTACAGTAACGTCAACACCTAATTCGTTCAAATGCTCTACATAAACAATAAAACTTAAATTACCATCTTCTTGATACCTAAAGTTTGACTCATTATAAGTTAAATTCTTAGCTTCATTAATTGTAGGAGTGACGTATAACTCAACAGGTGGGTGGTAATTCAATTCATTAGCGTTAGCTTCATTATATATGTCATCAGATTGTGTCGTCTCTCTATCAACCCTATACAAAATAACTGTGAAGTTACCATCACCTTCCATAGATTCTCTACCCATTTCAATTTCTAAATCAAAATCTTCACCTGAAAAAAACTTGTTTATTCTCTTAATTGGTATTTTTCTTTTTCCGTTACTCATGGTTAATCTATTAGCTTTAAAGATAAATATTTAACTATTAGTAAATCTGACGATATACTTTACTTTTTATTAAAAATAACTATATTAAGTAATGTAATATATTGTTAAACACTTAAAAAATTGATAGATATAAATGATTTAAAGGGTAGGGGTGCAGTAACTTTATTGCAAACATACGAAGGTATTAACCCTTATATAAAGGAGTTAAAATCTAAGTTACTCAAAACAGGTAAAATAAGTTTAACTGAAGGGCAATCTCAGTACATAACTGATTTTCACGATACTCCACCTCAAGTTTTAAACAAGGTGGTTGAAATAAACCCATTATTGGGTAACTCTTTAAAGGAAAAAGAAAATCTATCTTTTCTTCCAGAAAGAATTCTAATTCAAGCCATGTTAGCTGACCAAGAAAAAACTTATCACGTATACGGTAAGCTTAAGAGGAATCAGAAACACGCTAAAATGTATTTCTTACCAAAAACTATGGTATTGGATGACCCTTATTTTACTGAGTGTGATTTAGATATTGACTGGGAGAGGTACGAAAAAATGGACGCTGACTGTAGGTTACCTTATGAGCACCAAAAAACTGGAATTGAATTTTTATCATGCAGAGATGGTGCTATTTTAGCTGACGATATGGGTTTGGGTAAAGCGGTGATTATCAATGAGTTAGTTTACACACCAACTGGAAAGGTTAAAATTGGCGATTTAAAAGTGGGTGATTATGTAATTGGTTCTGATGGTAAAAAAACAAAAGTTCTTGAAGTTCACCCACAACCTAAAAAAGACTTATTTAAAATAACATTTAATGATGGATATTCTACTATTTGTTGTAAAGAACATATGTGGACTGTTACAGCAAATAATGGTAGTGTGAATAATAAAAATAGGTCAATTAGATACACTAATTTAACAATCGAACAAATGTTGGATAAAGAATTAGAGTTAGAACAAAGGGGTTTTGGATGGAATGAGAAAAGACCTTATAAGTTTAAAACATATTACAAACAACCTAATGGACAAAACAAATGGCAAATTCCAATTGTTAAACCAATTGAATTTGAAAATGAATATAAATTACCTATTGAACCTTATTTATTAGGTGTTACTTTGGGTAATGGACATATCAAAAAAACGGGTGTTATTAGTATTGGCTTACATAAAGCTGATTTTGATGAAATATTTAAAAATCAATGTGTTAATGAAAGTTCAGGTGGTTTTAATATAAGATTAAATTATTTAAATAATTTAAAAGAAGAAGTATGTGCACTTAAATTAAATGGTACTTTATCTCACACCAAATTCATTCCAGAAATATATAAATATTCTTCAATTGAAGATAGATTAGCTATCCTTCAAGGTCTTATGGACACTGATGGTCATTGTATGAAATCAAAAAGCGGCAATTTTACTGGAACTGAATATTGTAGTGTATCTGAACAATTAGCTGATGATGTGGCTGAAATTGTACATAGTTTGGGTGGTATTGTAAGAAAGAAGAGTAAAATAGGTTCTTATAAAAATTCAGATGATGAAAAAGCTTATCGTTTAAATATTAAATTACCAGAAGGGATGAATCCATTTAGGTTAAAGAGAAAAGCTAATGAATATAACACACCTGAAAAATATAAGGTTGGTAGATACATTAAAAATATAGAATCTATTGGTGAAGGTGATAGTGTGTGTATTAAGGTTGATGCTGAAGACTCATTATTTGTTATTAATCATGGTATTGTTACACATAATACATATCAATCAATTATATCCTCTTTAGAAGTTGGAGCTAAAAAAGTGTTAATCGTATGTCCAGCTAGTGTTAAGATATCTTGGCAAAGGGAAGTTGAAAGCTTCGGTAAGAAAGCGATTATAGTTAGTGGTAGTAACTGGCCAGACGTTGGTCAATATACAATTATAAATTATGACATTCTAAAGAATTTTCATTCAACAGGTTCTCGTAAGAAAAATGAACCTTACTATGAGGATATCATGAAAGAAAATTATGATTTAGTTATCATGGATGAAGCTCATAAAATTAAAAACCCTAAAGCTCAAAGAACTAAAATAATGAACGACATTATAGAGCGTGGTAATATAGAAAAAGTTTGGTTATTAACAGGTACACCAATTGCCAATAAACCAATGGATTTTTTCAACCTATTAAAATTAATAAAATCACCATTAGGTGCTAACTGGAAGTTTTTTGCCACAAGATATTGTGATGCCAAGCGTTTCTATAAAAAACTTAAAAACGGTAGAACTAAACAAATATGGATTACTGATGGAGCGTCAAATTTAGCTGAATTAGGTATTAGAACTAAAAACAGTTTGTTAAGAAGATTAAAATCTGAAGCATTAGATATGCCAGATAAAACCATAACTACAATGTACCATGATTTATCTAAACGTGGTTGGTCAGAATACGAAAACTTGTGGGAAGAGTACTTAGAAAAAAGAGCTGAAGAAGGTAAACGTAAAACAAGTTCAGTACATAAGGACTTAGTTGAATTAGGTCTATTGAGAAAATTCATTGCGATGGAAACAATACCTAAATCAATTGAGTTAGCTGAGGAAGCTATTGAACAAGACCAGAAAGTTATTATATTTACAACATTTACTGAAGAACTAGAGGAGTTATCTGAACACTTCGGTAATAAGTGTGTTATACATAATGGTAGAATGAGCAGTAAAGCTAAGCAAGAATCAATTGATAAATTCCAAAATAACAAGAAAACAAAAGTTTTCATTGGTAACATAACATCAGCTGGTGTCGGTATTACCTTAACTGAGGCCACGGTTGTAATATTCAACTCTTTTAGTTGGGTACCAGGTGATAATGAACAAGCAGAAGATAGAAGTTATAGAATTGGTCAAAAAAACAATGTATCGGTATATTACCAGTTATTTAGAGGTACTATTTCTTTAATGATGTGGTATTCTGTTATGAGTAAACAAAAAAATATTGATGAGATACTAACTAAAGGTGATAAACACAGTGAAAGGATGGCAAATCTTTTGGGTGAGTTAAAAGAAAATGACTTAAAACTATGATTAGAATATATACAAGTGAAGAATGTGTATACTGTAATGATTTAAAAACCAAATTACAGAGGGGTAATATTGAATATACCGACATTGACGTGGATAATGACAAAAATAGAGAACATGTTGATAAATTATATGAGTTTGTTGGTAAATCCATAATACCTATAATCATCAAGAAACCCCATATATTAATACCAACCAGAAGTTTCAATACGATAGATGAAGCAATTGAGTTGATTAAATCATTAGAGTAGTATATTTATTATAAAAATAAACAATGGATTTTTACATAAATAAAGGAAGTACTTTACCTAGATTAAAAATGGAGTTAATTAACGATGGTAGAAATGATTTTGATAATTTTCACGATAGGTTACAGGATTCCATTATTACGTTCTGTATGACTGATGCTAATACAGGAATCAAAAGAATAGGTGGTAAAGAAGCTCTATGTATTTTAAAAGAACCAGAACCTGACAGCATTAGTGAAGAATACTACATCGGCTATCAATTTAGCGAAAAAGAAACTAGAAAAGCTGGTACCTATGTGGGTGAATTCACAATTAGATTTAATGATGGTTCAGGTAAATTAATCGTCCCTATAAAAGACGAGTTATACATCCATATCCTTGATAATTAAATTCCTCATATAAGTTGAAACACTTACATCATCTTTCATTAATTTTGAAGATAACTTAGCATACAAATCATCATCAACTATAAATTGTATTAATTTATTTTTATACCATGAGCGTAAAACCCATTCATCGCTTTTTAGCGTGGATGGGATGTAAGCGACAAAGGTAACTAATTAACCTTGACTTAAAATATATTGACGAATTGTACCTGGATTTACTTCACCTATTGAACAAACAAAATAACCTGCACTCCATAAAATGTTTTTGTACCAGTACTCTCTACGAAGTAATGTGGGATGTAGTAACCATATTTGTTTAGTAGATTGTTGTTTTAACCTACGTACTATTTGAGATATAGACAAACCTGGTAAACACCACTTTATTTTAAAAATTATTACAAAAAACTTGTTTTTCGGTTATTATACTAGTTACTTTGTAGGTAATAAGTATAATATAGTTTTATGATTAACGATGAACAAATATCAAGATTCTTAGAAGGAAGAAACCCTCAAAAATACATTGTAAATGTTGAAATACCTTATGGTGCCGATAAAGTTTCTTTAATAATAAACGACCCAGTTAAGGGTAAATACGTGGTTAAAGATGATATCACGTCGTTTGTTTGGTTTAAGGAACCTATCACAAAAAAAATGTATGGTGGTAAAAGGAATAAGATTAAACAAGCTTGTAAGAAATTCGGCGTTACTATAACTAGACTAAAGACTTCATTAAATAACCAAGGTATTGCACCAAGGATGGAAGATGGTTTTAAGTTTATGGCCAAATGTACTGGTCCTTATGGAAAACTATTAAATTTCTTTAAGCAGGGTGGTATTGATGTGTATGGTGAGAGTGATAAAAGAAACTTTGTTGCAATCAACCCTATCGAACAATACTTAATTGCATCAGGTAAGCGTTTATTTAAAGGGTTTAATGACTATGATGATTTACACAGATTACAATTTGACTTAGAGACAACTGGACTTAAACCTAAAGGTACTTTATTATCACGTGAGGAAATAGAAGACGTTAAAAGTCGAATGAGTACTGGCGAAGATTTGACCAAACTTTATGAGTTCGATGAGAAAAATCAACCAGTTAGGTATAAGGATGCAAGAATATTCCAAGTCGGTGTAAAGGATAATAGAGGTTACGAAGATATTATAGAAATTAAAACAGGTCCTGATGTTGACGATAGAGAAGAAGAGTTATTCGCTATATTCAAGATGTTCGAGGTTATTAAAAAATTAAAACCTGATACAATTGCTGGCTATAACTCAGAAAACTTTGACTGGGATTTTATTTTCACTAGATGCGACATTTTAGGTGTTGACATTGAATTGGTGGCCAAAACTTTGGACCCTACTGGTGAGCACAAAATAAAAAGAGTTGATAAATCTCTTAAATTAGGTGGTGAGCGAGAGTATTACAAGCAAACAACGATGTGGGGTTATAATATTATTGATGTTTATCATGCTGTGCGTAGAGCAAAAGCAATTAACTCCAATATAAAAAGCGCTGGATTAAAGTATATTACTAAATACGCTAAAAAGAACAAACCTAACCGAGTGTATGTGGACGGTGATAAGATTTACAGCATGTGGGCTGATAGCGTTACTGATTACGCTTTTAATGATACTGACGGTACATATTATAAGATTACTGAAGAAAAGCCATTAGAAGAAGGATATAAGCTTGTCAAAGGTAAAATGATTATAAGGAGATACCTACTTGACGACTTATGGGAAACAGAAAAAGTCGATGCTGAATTTAACCAAGCAGCTTTCTTATTATCTAAGTTAATACCTACCTCATACATGAGGTCTATAACCATGGGTACCGCAGGTATATGGAAATTGATTATGTTAGCTTGGTCGTATGAGAATAGGTTGGCCGTACCAGAGTTAAAAGAAAGACAAAGTTTTACAGGTGGTTTATCTAGGTTACTGGAAGTTGGTTATAGAACTGATGTTGTTAAGTTGGACTTTGCTGCCCTATACCCTAATATTGAAATAACTTGGGATATATTCCCAGATACGGATATTAGTGATGTAATGAAAGGTATGTTACTTTATATTGCAAATACAAGGGATAAGTTTAAAGGTTTAATGAATGAACATAAAGCTGAAGTTAGAACATTCCAAGAGATTATAGATACGAAAGGTGAATCTATGACTGAGGAAGAGTTGGGTTTTGCTAAAAAACAAGTAAAAGAAAACTCAGCTTTAGCAAGTACGTATGATAAGAAACAATTACCTATTAAAATTCTAGGTAACTCATTTTTTGGTTCTTTGGGCGCACCTAACATATTTAACTGGGGTGATATTGAATGTGCTGAAGAAACCACTTGTAGAGGTAGACAATATCTAAGATTAATGGTTTGGTTCTTTGTTGATAAAGGATTCACACCTTTAGTTGGAGATTCAGTAACCTTTAACACTCCAATATTTATCAGGTGGAAAAAAACGAAAGAGATAGATATTCTACCAATCTCTGATTTATATAATCCTAACTCAGAGTTTATTGATGAAGAAGAACTTAGAGATTATGAAATCAAACCATATGAAGTCTTAACCGTAAATGGTTGGAAAGAAATTAATTATATATATCGTCATAAAACAGATAAAAAAATACATAGAGTCTCTACAAAGGATAAATTAGTTTGTGTAACCGAAGACCACTCACTTTTTCAAAATACTAAACAAATAAAACCTAAAGATTTAAAAAGAGGTGATTTATTAGATGTTAGAAATGTTGAAAATTTTAATAATGAAGGTATTGAATATTTAGATGAAGAAGTATCATTTCTATATGGTTATTTTTTAGGTGACGGTTCCGCTACTTATGGTGATAGAAAACAATATTATAAATATAAAAGAACTGGTGAAATAAATATTAATAAAGGGAAAAGAAGTGTTTTTAAAATTTCTTCATCTAACTATGATAAATTACTTAAATTACAATTAATTATAGAAGAACAATTTGATATTAAAACAAAGATTAAAGACCATAGAAAATCTAGTGGTGTTTATAATCTAGTTAGTTATTCTAAATACGTAAGTATTAAATTTAGTAAAGATTTTTATACCTCATACAGAGAGAAGAAAATTCCGTATTACATATTAAATGCTAGTGATAAAAATAAATTAGCTTTTTTAAATGGTGTTTTTTCCTCAGATGGTTATGGTGATTATTTAGAAGATTGTTCAGATATTGGTATAAAATCTCAAGTTGCTATGTCTGGTATTGGGTATATTATGGATTGTTTAGGTATTGATAAAAAAATAAGAACTAGAAAAGATAAAGAAAATTTCATCTCATTTAGATTAAAAAATAAAAATAGAAATAACTCATCTTTTACTAATAAAACTAAAATGAAAAGTGATGAAGTTTGGTTAAATGAGGTTATAAAAAATAGATGTCCTAATGGATATGTGTATGACATTTCAACAGAAGATGGTACTTTTGTTGGTGGAATTGGAGGTGTTGACTTAAAGAACACTGATGGTTTCAACTTTGCAATACCTAAAGATGTTGACAAGTTTAGATATACACCTAAAGGTACGCATAGATTTACGGAAAGCAAAAAAGGTGTTGAGTCTGTTGGTTTAGATGCAGTTGTTGATGAGTACAATGAATTGTATATGATTGGCCGTATGGGTCTAGATATTGATGATATTTGTGAATCAACAATTAATTTCTCTAGGAAAAATTATGCTAACCTTATCGATGGTAAGATTAAATTAGTTGGTAATACAATTAAGTCATCTAAAATGCCAATATACATTGAAGAATTTTTATCAGAAGCTATTAAATATTTATTAAATGGTGATGGTTACAAATTCATTCAACTATATAATAAAACTGTTGACGATATCTACAACTTTAGGGTACCACTGATGAAAATAGCATCTAAATCTAATGTTAAAGAGTCTAAATCAACTTACATTAAGGAATCTAAAACTAAGACTAAAGCTGGTAACTATAAAGCTAGAAAGGCTCACATGGAGTTGGCTATTCAGAATGATGTGGACATTCATTTAGGTGATACAATGTATTATGTAAATACTGGTACTGTAAAGTCACATGGTGATGTTAAAGTTAAAACTGATAAAGAAACTGGTAAAAGAAGCGTACATCTAAATTGTATGATGATTCCAGCTGAACAAATTGAGGGTAATCCAGAATTAACAACGGAAGAATATAATGTACCAAAATATTTGGATAACTTTAATAAAAGAATAAAACCTCTATTAGTTTGTTTTAGTCCTGAAATTAGAGATGATATTATAGTCGATATGGTTAAGGATAAGAAGACTAAAGAAATGACATTAAGTGATTTCAAGGTATTCACTGAGTCACAATGTCAATTAACCAATGGAACATCAATAAAAGAAGGTGACCAAGATGACTATAATGATAATTTAATGTCAATGGAGGATAAAGAAATCCAATTTTGGTTAAGAAATAAAAAAGTACCTAATAATTTAGAAGATTTAGGGTTAAAGTGGAATGAAGTTGTTGATGATTATAATAAAAGAAAGGAAATAGAAAGAATTGAAGGTATTAAATACGATAAAAATATGTTTTTATCCACAATAAAACGTTTAGAAGTTGAAGATATTAATACAATGAAAGGGTCTTCTAAAATACCTAAGCAATTGGAAGCATTCGCTGAATTTAATGTACATGACGACGATAAAGGAAATCCAAATATATTTGTAACCTCAACGAAATGGGGTGTTGATTTAGGTACGGTAGAGGATATATTAAAGTACGAGCCTTGGGCTGAACAAAGAAGTTATTGGTATTTAAATGAAAATCCAAGTAAAAATGACAAAAACTTTGAAGGGTGGATATATAACATGTGGGTTAAAGCTAAACTTAATAAAGATGAAGGTAAGGCCAATAAAATAGAAAAAGAATTGAATTTAGTTGGCATTGAAATCGATGTTGAGGATTACAAAAAACTTAGAAAGTTAGAAAAAAAGGAGGTTTAACACCTCCTTTTTTTTTTTACTTTATTTTAACTTCATATTGTGAACTACCCACCCACGCCAGAGGCGATGGGATGGGCTTCGGAGGTCATAGACTCACCTAATGTCAACGCCTTGCTACGTTTTTGTTTTATATCCGAGTCAGTTCCTGAACCAGATAGTATTTTTAAACCTTGTTTTTTAAACCTACTCGTCAAATATGGTTGTTACACCCAACTTCACTTCGTAAAGAATATTGATACAAAGATATGTTTTGGAGTGATGGGTATTTCGTTTGTTCAATAGGTGAAGCATCACCTGATACTATTCGTGAGTATATCCTTAATCAGGGTTAGTCGCTTACATCCCACCCACGTAAAAACGATGGGTGGGTTTTACGCTCCGTTTTATCAAAATAAATCTACGTCCCAAGTACCATCGGTTCTTGGTTCTACTAATTCATATTGATTATTATCATTTACTTTCCATACCTTAACTACATTTCCATCCTTAACAATTAATTTTCTATAAATTTTCAAACTCATTATCTCATGAGCTATATGTTCACCATCATTCCAATTACCTAGTAATTGCATTGAAAATGGATTCAACATAGGAAGTTTATCAAGTTCCTCTTTACTAACTTCAAACGGATTGTAGAAGGTAGGTTTTAACGCTTTTAATCTAACATCTTTTGGTAGTAGATTAAATTTTAAATCTTTAATATCTATATTTTTCATACTATAATATATAGTTTAGTTTTAAAATAAAAATATAGCTAAACCTACACCTACACCTAGCACTATTAAAACCCCTATAGCTATTTTAGCTGCAAGACTCAAACCCTTTTTATCTTGAACAGTCCCTGACCCCTTAAAACCTCTATTTGGTGTACCTTCAGTGTTATTATCATCTTCATCTTCCCTTCCTATGTAATTTCTTGGGTCTGAGTTATCTCTTAGAGTTTTACCTCTTTTTAAATTTCTGTTTTTTTCTTCCATTTTTTTTTGTTTTTATTATATATTATTATTAATCATTTAATTGTGAACTACCCACCCACGCCAGAGGCGATGGGATGGGCTTCAGGGGTCAGCACTTTGACTAACGTCAACAGTTCGTCCTGATTTTTAAGAGTGTGTTCCCCACTCAAATTATTTTTTAAAGCTAATCTATATTTAAAACCTTTAAGCATATGTTATTAAATACTCTAAACTTTTGTAAAAGTACGATATTTTTTGGCAAAAACGAAAATTTGTTTAAATTTACAAAACGTAAGTGTAATTGAAATCGCTTACATCCCATCCACGCAAAAGCGATGAATGGGTTTTACGCTCCGTTTTATAAATATGTAATTTTTTATTAAACATCATAATCATTTTAAATTAAATACCATCTGAAAAATCACATATTCCAAAACTAGTGAATGACTGAGTTCTAATATCCCAAAACTTCCATGTATTACCATCTGAATAATATCCAGAAATCTGTTCTAAATCACCATTACTATTTTCATATAATTGACTAGCTGAACTGAGGGATTCAGTGTCTGTATATTTAGTTAAATTTAACACACCACCACAAGCATTTTCTATTGAAGAATAATCTCTAGCTAAGGTTTGTTGAAATGTAAGTGAATCTGAGAATTGTCTTAATGAAATTGTTCTAGTTATAAAACTATCTGTTGTCCTTAAAACTATACTTCCAATTCTTTCATTACCAGTAGTATTCTGTGAATAATTTACCGAAACTGTATTATCATTACCTATTCCAGAGACAGTCGAATAATTTATATCTATCCAAGAATCATTACTAAAAACATTCCAAGTAGTATTTGAAGTTACACTAAATGAAAATATACCTGCACTATCATCTACGTCTTCACTTGAAGGTATAACACTTAATGATTGTGAACAATCATATTTTAGTGTTATAATACCATTTGAATCTACTTTAATTATTGAATCACTAGTGGCTTGATTATCTTCATTAAATGTGTAGAATTTATTATTACCATCAAAGGGTAATGTACCTTCTATATTTTCAAATAACTTATCAGTACCCCCAACTTCACCATTATTCAGTTGGTTATCCCAAAAAATAAGTCTCGTTAATGATAAAGAACTACAAGCTTGTTGTGTGGTATCAAAAGCATCGATTGATATATTAATAGTTGGTAAATTTTTAACAGTACCAGTGAACAAACTATCGCTAGTCCCTACATTATTAGCCGCATCTCTAGCGGTAATATAAATGAAATAATTCGTATTTATCCCTAAACCACTTATCGTATAATTCCTAACACCACCTCCAACATTTATTGTTAACCAAACACCACCAGCCGCTTGGTAATATATAGTTTGAGATACCACACCAACATCATCAGTACTATTCCAGCTAATACTTATAGATGTTTGAGAATTATTAGTTTTAGCTAAATTAGTTACTACTGGTGGTTGACCATCAGAATTAGTTATTGGGCAAATAGATGTATTAAAAACTGGAGCTACGTAGTCCTCATTTAATTCACCACCTATAAACTCTGTATTGGGTTTAGTCTCACCTGTTGGTTCACCCGTATCAATATTATATCTCTCTAAAATCCCATAACCCACAAATCCGTTATTTGCCATATTATCTTTATTTATTTATTTATTAATTTATACATTACATGAAGATTCAATGATATCAGAAATGGTGTTAGCGTTATATGTGGTATTGAAATCACCTCCAGTATCTGTTGCAAGGTCTTGCCAAATTGGGTTTGCAGCACCTTGACCAAGAACTATAACAACAACACCATTATCAATACAATCTTGTGTTAATGATGCGATACGATTTCTAACTTCCTCAGTAAAATCATCATCTAATCCACCAGGTAAAGCATCGGTTATTAAAATTACATATCTAGCAACACCTGACCTAAATTGACCAAGTAAATTGTTATTTAAAACTTTATCTAATGCTATATCCATTGGTTCTGGAACATTAAAACCATACCCTAATCCAAATACACCGCTGTTTATCTTATTTAATTGGGTATTAAACGTAGAGTTATTATTTATATTAAACATCTCCATTGCTGTTATATAAATCGTTGTATCTGCATTACTATTTAACGTTAATTTTTGATTATTAGGTAATTCATCATAATATATATTATTATAAATAGGTGGAGATGACGAATTATGCCATTCATCTACAATACATAAACCCAATCTATAATCATTAGTGTTAGTTTCAGTTTCAATAGTGTTAACCAAATCTGATACACCAGATTTAGTGTTTTCAATATATGCACCCATACTCGAAGAGTAGTCAATTATAATAGCTACATCCATTCCTTCAGCACATTCAACTGCACCTTCGTATAAAATAGTACTTATACTCGCTGTATTACCTCTAGAATCTTCTACGGTAACGGTATAAGTACCCACAGTTAAATCAGTAATTGTGTTAGTGATAGATGAAGTACTAGTTGTAGAACCATTACTCCATGTATAAATGTAAGGACCTTCACCTGAGGTTACAGTCACCGTCGCTGTCCCGTCCAATGCTCCACTAATAGTAGGGTCTGTAGATTCAATCTCTAATGTAACGCCTTCTTCACAAAATTGAGAATCTTGTTTAACTCTCCACCCTAGGTTTGTTAATGGTGACAATAATTGATAAGGGACTACTTGATTCATATCCAAACTAGAAATCCTTGTTTCATCAATTTGTAAAAAAAATTGTATTGCCGCCTTACTCATACATTCACTTCCAGTGGGCATTGCAGATTGCAATTGGAAATACCCCTCATTAGCCACCATGTAATGAGCATCATCAAATGTTACTACTGCATTGAACTCTCTTGCCATTATATATCTTCAATTAATTTCAATCTCTTTTCTAATTCGTCAAGCTTATTTAACTTATTTTCTAAATACTTGTTCTTTTGTGATAATTCCTGTATTGCCTTAGCTTGAACAAATAAAGTTTTATACAAGTTAACAGCATCTCTTTCTTCTGTTAAAAACTCATCAGGTGAATCATCAGCCATAATACCTATTTGGTCCACCCCTTTATTCTCCTCCTTATAATCAAAAGTATAAATATCTAGGGAGTCTACTAAAGCTAGTGCAGAATTGTTAAAAGGTGATAAATTTTTCTTTAATTTTCTTAAAGATGATGTTGCTGATGTAGAATAAACTTTATCTGCTATTATATTACCGTTTACATCTAATTTAGCAGATGGTGTATCTGTCCCTATACCTAAATTACCACCATTAAAAAAATAACCCTCAGGTGACCAAGATGTTTCACTTGCAGGTGCATTAGCCTGTCCTGATGATACATCAGGGGTAAAGTAGCTACTGTGGTTTCTAATCCCTATTTGTAAGTTATCGTATGGCTGAGTACTTTTCATCCAAAGTTCTGCAACGTTAGCAGAGGTTCTATATAGATAATAAGTTTCAGCATATGTACTACCTTTTACAAAAAATGTTCTAATAAAATCAATTTGGTTTGAACCCCTTTCTATGTTTACATGTACAGTATGGTTACCACCATATCTAGTTAAAACTTCTACTATAGCTTGACCATCCATATATTGGTTAGCTAAAGTAAAATATCCTATTTTAAAATATCTTACTGAATTATTCCCAACACTTTTAAGTTCACCTAATTTCAAATGGTCTAAAATACTATTACCGTTTACATGTAATTTAGCAAATGGTGTATTTGTCCCTATACCTACATTATCGTTGAAAAGTGAATAAGAAGTAAAAGTTTTCTCACCTGTTATAGTTTCATTTGATGACTTATCAACATACCTACCGTCTAAATCTGCTGTTTGATTAGTACCCCCAATTATATCTAATGTTAAAACTCCATTAGAGGTATCAAATAAAACATCATTAACATAAGTATCAGTGAAACTAGTTATATAACCAGCGTCATTATTGAAATAACTTATATCCACTGGGAAATTAGTTATATCTGATATTGTGTGTGTATGGTTTAATAATGAATACCTACCATCTAAATCAACAGTTACAGTAATTGAATCATCTCTAGTTGCAGTTAGAACTCCATCAGCTGAGTTAAAACCTAATCCATTTATTTTAGTATCAGTACCACCACTACCTAATTCATCCACATATGCTAATCCCTTCCACTCAGTTCCATTATGAATAGTCGGTCTATTATTATCATCAGAATCATAAATTAAGAAACCAGCGTCAGCGTTAGTTATAGCTGAAAGTTCATTTCTATAAAACCTAACTGCCCCATTTCTGTATATAGTGAACGCATCATCTCTAGATGAAGTACTAATACCATTACCGTAATTAACCAATCTATCAGTTGGGTGTTCTGTATCACCACCATTAACTGGTGTATAATCAGTACCATAAGCACCACCAGAAAATTCACCAACACCCCTAGCGTAATTGTAATAACCTTGAACATGTGAATATTGACCAGTGGCTAGTGTCGTATATCCTTCAGAGTGTGAAGTTGAACCAAGAGCTTCTGTATCATTACCTTCAGCGTGTGATATAGGACCACTAGCTATTGTTTCACTACCTTCAGCGTGTGAAGCTACTTCACTAGCCTCAGTATCACTACCTTCGGCATGAGAAATGTTACCACTAGCTATTGTATTAAATCCTTCAGCAAAAGAATACATAGCCGTTGCACCTTTTGTTATTGATGTAGTATTACTAAAACTAAAATCTTTTGCGTTTTCACCAATACTACCATAGTTACTAGCAACCCTATCTTTTAAGACATAACCAACACCATTACCTTCATCTATTGCCACTAACTGACCATTACCTTCGGCAACATTTAAATCATCGACATAAGCTAATCCTTTCCATTCAGTTCCATTGTGTATTGTTGGTCTGTTATTATCATCAGAATCGTAAATTAATAAACCTTCTTTATTTGTGTTAGTTATATCACTAGTTGTGGTTATATAAAATCTAACCGCACCGTTCCTATATATAGTAAATGCATCATCCCTAGAAGAAGGCCCTATACCATTACCATAATTAACCAATCTATCAGTTAAATTACCATTAGCTGTATAATCAGTACCATATATACCACCAGAATGTTCACCAAGACCTCTAGCAAAGTTATTATCACCTTGGGCGTGAGAAAACGCACCACTAGCAATTGTTTCTCTACCCTCTGCGTGTGAATTTTGGTTACTAGCTTCTGTGTCAAAACCTTCAGCATGTGACGCAAAACCACTAGCTACAGTATCAGAGCCTTGGGCATGCGAATACGGGCCACTAGCTACAGTATTAAAACCTTCAGCGTGTGAGGCTACTTCACTCGCAACAGTAGTATCACCCTCAGCATGTGAGTTAGGTCCACCAGCAATTGTAGAACTACCTTCTGCGTGGGATGTAAAACCACTAGCTATTGAACCACTACCTTCTGCATGTGAATTAGTCTCAGTAGCTTGGGTATTATTACCTTCAGTATGTGAAAAAGTACCTAAAGCTTGAGTACCTTGACCCTCAGCATGTGAATATGCACCACCAGCAACAGAATCACCTTCGGAATGAGAAGTAAACCCACTTGCCACTGAACCATCACCTTCAGCATGAGAATTAACACCACTAGCCACTGAACCATCACTTTCGGCATGTGAATTTGGACCACTAGCTAGTGTATTAGAACCTTCGGCATGTGAATTGTTAGAGGTAGCCTGTGTATTCCTACCTTCAGCATGTGAATTAGGTCCACTAGCTGTTGTATTAAACCCTTCAGTAAATGAATTCTCACCCGTTGAACCAAGTGTTGTTGACAAAGTATCACTAAAACTAAAGTCTTTTGCATTGAAACCTATAATACCATAATTACCAGAACTTCTGTCTTTTAAGGCGTATCCATCGCCATTACCTTCATTTATTTTAATTAACTCACCCGTTGAACCACTGGCTCCACCACCTAGTTCGTCCACGTACGCTAATTCTTTCCATTCAGTTCCATTATGTATTGTCGGTCTGTTATTATTTTGATTATCTAAACCAAAGGCTCCTTCAACACCATTTGGTATATTAACATTAAACGGTGCGTTTTTAACGTTAATTGGTCTGAATTTTATAAGACCAGACCTAAATACAAACAATTGAGAATTTCTATTATTTTGGTCAGCTGAAGTACCAACGTGGAATGATAAATCATTTATACTTACTTCGTTAGGGTTTTGAGCCATAACATCTAATGAGTTAGCACCCACAACAATTTCACCAGCCGCTCTACCAGTACATCTAATACCAATTGTAGATGACCCAGCACCAGTACTTAAGTTTCGGTTACCAAACGAAGAAGAAAACTGATTATTGGAGCTATTTCTAGCACCAAATACAATAGAGGTATTACCAGAAACAGAATTTAAAAAACCAAAAGCCGCCGAAAAATCTCCTAGTACACGATTAGTCGCACCCGCAGCAAAAGAAACATCACCCTCTATTGAGTGGTTAATTCCTGTAGCAAAACTAGCTACACCAGTAACACCATATGTGTTTATCGTACTAGAAGTAAGTGATGGGTCGTAAAGAGTTAAGTTTACTGAACCAAAACCTACTTGACCAAAATTACTTTGGTCTATATTTTTAATAACATAACCATCACCATCAGAAATTAACTGACCACTTTCAGCACTAAATGTTATTGTATCACCA